GTGTGGTATAATGTGTTGATTTATAACGACTTTTGACTATATAAGGGGATGATGATGGATGGGGGGATGGGGCGCTAGCAATAAAACTTCATCCTGGGCCAAACTCTTTTTTCCTCCAATTTATTTTCCCAGGCAAAATCGCAATTTACCCTTTTTCCATTTCTCAAATTTTTTTCCAGGCTGCCAACATCCGTTTACCCTTTATGGGTTTTCTACCCTTTCTCGTAGGTTTCCCATACAGTTTCTTTCTCAGAGTTATCTCTCTGTCTCTCTCTTTAAGAGATTCTAAGACCCACTCATCAATCCAGACATGGATGGGTTTTGCGTTCCCTATAATACCATCCTCTCTCAGTCTATCTCTGGCTCTCTGAGCATTTCTGTTAATCTGCTCCGGTGTCGCAAACTCAGAACCACATGCAGAGCATTCAGAGGAATCTATCAGAAGACCTTTAAAGTATTCATTCTTATATTCAGAGTTATTTTGTCTTGTATATTCGGTGACAGTACCTTCTGCACCACAGATAGGACAATACATTATTCAATCTCTATTAATTGCCGTTCCAATAATTGTAAATCATTCTTGAGTTTATTCAAGAATGGTATACCACATTTCTCCATTCTATCAGCAGGATAATTCACAATTACTCTTTTATAGTTTTCAATCTCGATCTTCTTCAAGAATATCTTATGTTCTATATCATCCTTAGTTAGTTTCTTTTTAGACATTATTCAATACCAAAACGTTTTTTCAATAGATTTTGAAAATTCTGCATTGCATGTGCCAAATCAATCGCATCCAATCCAGTGAATCTATCTTCTTCAAGTTCTGCTTGTTCGATACATTCTCTCACAATTAACTCAGCAAACTTCTCAGCAGCCTCCCAGCTATCTGCTTCTATAGTTTCTCCTAAGTCTTCACCACCAATATCATGAAGGTCATAGAAATAAAAACCGGACTGTTCTGCGAGTTCTTTAATTCTTTCGTTCATAATATCTTCCTTCTGGTCCACAGTTCACTAATGGTCTATAGTTCTGTCTTTCTACATTACAGAATGCAAAGTTAGTATCGCCAGTAACGGGATCGATACCATAACTAGATGCTTTTGGATTACTACATTTGGATAGACTTTGATCCAACCAAAAACTTTTGTACCATTTACAGTTCTTACAGATTTTCACTTCTTCGTTCATACTCTACCCATATACATATCAGCAATAGCACGAGCATCATACAATGCATTGTGCAGAACTTTACTATGACCACTTGAAAGGGTACGATCAAGAATAAAAGAGATTGGAGGATGCCTTGGAGAGATACCCGGACCAACAATCAAAGATTCACAGAAATACTTAATATCATCTGCCCAATCTGCAATGATAGTAATCTCTGTAAAGTGCATTAGAAAGTTAAACAGTTTGTCTTGGAATAATTCTTTACTAATAGGTTTCTTACCAAGCATAGGCATAACATTATTTTTAACCCAAGGACCTGGATTAGGACATTCTAATACTTCATAGAATTCAAAACCAGTTCCGGTCACCAATGCCAAACTGATGAGTTCACCACCGAATTCATTAAACTCAGTGTCAATAAAAATTTTTGTCATTTTTCCATTCTTCCTCTAAATTAACTTCTTTAACCTCTATCTTATATGGAGATTGTTTCTCTAACCCTTTACCAAGATAATTAGCATATGATGTGGCACTCTCTGGGTTATCAAATACTTTCTTAAACTCTGGACTACCATAACTGTATCTTCTTGAGATGAACACCATATACACCTTAGTCATTAACCAACTCCATTTCATAGAGTTTAATGGCAGCCATTGCATTATCCTTGAAATGGTAAGAATCAAAGATTTTACCATGTTGCTTGGTATTAGGGCAGTAATGTCTCAGAGTATAAGGACGGGCACCATAACCTTCATCAAGAAGCACACGAATACCTTTATAAGGATTCTCTGGTTCTGCAAAGTGTGATTTGTTATAACAACTAATAACGGCATCAACCGCAGAGTCACCCCATGCAGATACAGTAAAAGACGGACGGTTAATGGGAGACTTCTTCATCGTGGCAACCCATTTACCCGGATATTCTGATAATGCAAATGGTTCTATGCTTCTCACCGAGATATTAAATGAGTCAATCAAAAGACCTGCATATTCCCATTCATTTTTCATTTCTTCATCACCGCAAATTGAAATACCAAAAAACCCATGTAAAGGAAAGCCAAACGAGTGGCTCTCAATCTCCCACTCCAATATGATGAGAGAGAAACGTAAGTCACTCCCATCATAAAGGAGAAGAGATTAAAATATTCCAGACCTATTGCAAGGAAGTTATTCATTCAACAATGATGGATTAGATCCAGCTTCAGAAACAAAATCATCAGCAATGTCTTCTGCAAGATTCATTGCAACATGATGAGTTTTCTTGATCACTTTTTCGTTAATGAAATACTCTACCGTATACCCGGAAAAATCGGAATAGATTTTAGCGATACGATTACCTTGTTCGAACGAAGAGACTAGCTCCATAAAAAACCCTCCTATGAGATTAAACCAATAAAACGATTAAGTACGGTTCTGTTATTCATCTTGTTACCCGCATGTTTTGCAAATGCATTGGCAATAGATTTAACAGATGTACCCCTAACACTGAAAGTATCTTCTTCGTCATCTTCATTATAAGAAGGTCGATCTGATTTCAGCAGATAGTATTCATCATAACCTTGTGAAGTAACAACTAGATGCTTATTCTTCTTGAAAGTTGAGTAAAGATCACCATGTGTTTCATACTTGTTAGGATAAAACTTATATATGCCTCTCTTAGCTTCAAAGTTACTCAGAAGATAGAATCCAATGATATTAGAGTTGGTACGCAACTTCAACAGTTTGATATATGCATTGGTGTAAGAAGCAGTATCAGTTCCTTTGATAGTTACTTCATGACGAGTTACTTCATCCCGAAGAACAACTTCATTGTTTACATACCTATGTTTTACATAAGCAGTACGTTGAATTGCGGTATGATGTAAGTTGTTATTATAACAATAAACACTACCGTTACTTTCACCGTCAGTTAGAAACACAGTGTTTACAATCTGAAGACGATTCTTCTTTTGAAACTCTGGAACAACTTCCATTGCAGCCAGAATAGTATCATTCAAAGGAGTACCACCTAGTTGAAACATTTGAATGTGGTGATTAATGTTCTTAGAAACAAATACCAGTGCAGATGCAGCCTTACTGAATTGTGATGCATTCATTCGACTAGAAAGAATGTTCATCAATCTAAGATGACCGCATACAACCAAATCGTTCTTTCTGCGAATCTGAATATCGGTATAATCATGGCATAGACCATGTGCATCACTGAAGGCATATACTTCATAAGGAATATTAACCTTCTTACAGAACATAACCAGATTGAACAACTGCTTGACTGTGTTATAAAGATGGTCAGTCATAGAACCAGACCAATCGATAAACATAACCAGACCATGAGATTTACCCTGACTAGTTACAGTTAGTTTCTTGAAGATATCTTCATTAAACTGATAAGAGAAAATCTTATTAAGATTCAAATCACCAGTTTTTGCAGTAGAAGCTTTCTTCATCTGTTCTGCATTCTTACGAAGTTCAAATTCCTTTACCAGATAAGAAACAGTCTTGTTCAAACTGTTACGCATCTGAATGAAACCTTCAGTATCGTAACCATGATTTTTACCAAAATCCCACCTTTTTGAAATTTGTTGATCATACATCTTATAAAGATCTTTGAAATCAACAATAACCTTATCAAGATCAACTTTCGGTGCATTTACATAAACACTTTCAGCTCGTTCTGAATCAAACAACTGTTGTTCATTCTGCTTAAATGCATCATCAGTAACAGAACGAATTTCTTCTTCGAACTGTCCTGCACCCTTAGTACCTGTGGATTCCTTCTCCCCTTTTTCTTGTTGACCTTTTTCTAAAGGTTTTTCTTCGGTTTCACCTGCACCCTTAGAATTAGATTCTGCATCATCAGCACCCTCTTCCTGTTCTTGATTGTCTAGATCAGTTTCAGATTGGGTTCCCTTTTCGTCATCCTTTTCACCAACACCATCTTCACCATCCTGATTAGAAGGTGGTTCCATAGAATCATCACCTTCATCATCTTCTGGGAACGATGAATCAAAATCCATGTCATCTTCTTCATCATTATTGAACTTCATGAACTCTACGATCTTACGTTGGACCAGTACACCTTCATCAAATGTTTGTACTGATTCAAGATCATTAAGAAGCGCACGTTCTTGTTCACTAAATTCAATATTAAGATTGGCACCAACTTTGCAATGAAGGTTGATTCGGTCAATCAGATTGTATTCATTGAGGTCTTTACCTGCCGTTTTAAAGAAATCCCGAGCAAAAAGACCATTGTATGCACGAATGAAGACGTTCTTTAGACCAGGATACTTGTACTTGATCTTCTTTTCGATACGAAAATCTTCAACAACATTGAGAACAGACATGTTTTCACGGTTGTCTATTGCTTTCTGCCAGTCAACAATATCAGTATACAGTGCATGACCTACTTCGTGACCCATAAAAAGGTCATAGGTGTCAGCATCAACATCATTGTTAAGAACAGGAACAGTAAGAACACGATTGTTAAGGTCAAAAGATGCAGTCGAAACCTTACGTTGTTCGATGTGGATGTTCTCCGTTGCCATCAGTTTGGCAAGAAGTGACTTAGTTTCAATCAAATTACTCATAATATATGTCTCCAATCAATTTGTAGGAGTATTTTACCATCATTTTTAGTCGTTGTCAAGCTCTTTTATGCGTTCAATGACAAGAACATTGCCATTGTTACCCAATTTTACAGTAGATTTTAAGAGTGTTTTCTCATCCCAACCCAATTCTTCAATAACATCCTCATGAATCGTGATCCAAAGATCGTCTGATAGTTCATTAAACGGGTCTTTTACCACTTCAGTAAAGGTATAATACTCTTTAGGTTCTGCTTTTTGCATTACATCAACCATTCTTGGTCAAAAGTATAGATGTTTTTACCCTGTTCTGCTAGTTTTTGCATCATTTTATATGATTGTAATTGAATTTTTAGTTCTTCTTCAGTCAAATCATCGAAAGTTACACAATCTTCGTACATATTTCTCATAAATTCTTCTGGATCACGTTCTGGAAACATTAGAGTACCTCGTTCTTACGGCCAAGAGAAGCTGGATTCATGCCTTCAGAGACATAAACATAGTTGCCTTTATGTAAAGGTGCAAGACAATTGCCAATTTTCTCGACAATTTTGCGGTCATCTTCGGAAAGTTTGTGGAAATCACGCATAATTCCCGATTTTGTAAGTGCGCCAGTAACACCAGTATCAACAGACTTGTAGTCTGGGGTGATTCTGTCACTGGGAATAGACAAATTGTAGTTAGAAAGACGTTTTAGTTCAGTCTTAGCTACAACTTTTGGTTTGGTTTCTACGTCTTTGGGTTTGCGCTTCGGTTTGGAGCGTGGTACTTTTGCATAAATCATCATAAATCACCTCACAGTCAATTGTGTAGGGGATATTATACCACACTCCTCCCGTTTTGTCAAGCTATCGTGTCATTCGTAGTAAAAATCCTCATCTCTGTCACAATTTTGGTAATTTTTAGCCTTGAAACGAGTAGTTGTTGCATTCTTACTGCGTTTTACTTCTACACTTTCGTTAGCCTTCTTCTTGGTCTTTACGAAATTCCCACCAAAACCTTCATAGTCCTCATCGAAAAGATGTTCAGAATGAAATTTTGCTAGATTTTTAGACACGATACTGCTCCTTAGTTAATAAATGCCTTTATTTCTCTACCCGGCACGTTTAGGTAGCATGTCAGGGAAACATTGACTGACAAAATCATAAGTAAGACCCTCAACTCCTTGGTCTTTCTTAAAAATACCAATAACAACTTCCGCTTCGCGTGGTTCCAGAGACTCTAGGAACTGTATTAGAAGTTCTTTTCTCTTTCTTTCGTTTAATCCTTCTCCCGCAGGATCACCTTTTCTAAACAAATAGAGTTTTCTTAGTTCTGTGCTCAATTGACAGGTGGAAATTCCCGGTAGTGTATCAGGAATCTTATATTCGGCGGGGAAATCGTCAACTAACCATTGGAATTCTGGGTCGAAGGTTAGTTTTAGAACATTTACGAGAGTTTGGTTTAAATTGTTTTGAATAACAAGAACTTTTTCTTGTTCGGTTAATGCTAATTCAAATTCATCAAAAATTTCATAGATATTTTTTGCCATTAAAAATCCTCAATCACATCCATTAGGTTCATTAGCTTATTTGATATAAAATAATCTAAAAGTTTATTTTTAGGAGAGGGTTTGAATTCTTCATAGGTATTTATAATTTCCTGTTTCAATTCAGCAGGAATAAATGACAGGTCGATCAACCTACGATTACGATCAAAATTAATCTTGGCATATTCGTTATCCCAATCATTCCAATCTTCATTCATCATCACCTGTAGCTTAGGTTCTGTAATAGATTTTTGCTTAATACTATTAACAAAACTATCAGAAGCAGACAATACGTTAGGAATTCCGTCACCTGCATCTCCACGAATGATCTTTTCCTTCAAATCCTTATGTGGATCATTAGAAATGATATATTTCTTTGCAGTAGGGTTGTATTGTTTGATTTGATACTTTGCGTTGTTGTATTGCTGAAGTTGTAGGAAGTCTCCATCACTAGATAGAATCAAAACATTTTCATGAGCTACATGACGAGGAGCTAATGTACCAATAACATCATCAGCTTCCGCACCCTCTACGTCAATAACCTTGTATGGAAAATGTTCCTTGAGTTCATTCTTGAATCGTCCAAGAATATCAAAGATAAGATGCCAGTCAAGATCAGACTTTTCTCTGTTCTTCTTACGACCGGCCTTATAATAAGGAAAGATATCCTTTCTCCAATACTTTCGGTTATCACAACACAGAACAACCTCACCATAAGTCTTTCTGAATGTTTTAATGTGATTACGAAGAATATTAAGCGCCATGTGCTTAATCAGACCTTCTTCAATTGTCTTGTTCTTGCTCTTATTGATTTGGGTCATCATACCCGCAATCAATACTTGATTTAAATCAACTAAAATCATAATGTCAATCCTTTTTTATGCGAATGATTCTCTCATCTTTTGAATCATGTCTTGATTAAATTCGTCAGATGAAGTAGTCTTCTTTGAAATAAATCCAAAATATCCCGCAGGGATGATATGAGACATATAAACTAATGGGTCTACAAGAACTGCTTCAAATGTGTCAAAGTCGATAGTAAAATCTTTCTTTTCCTTGAAGATATTAATATGGTATATACAACCCATATTCCCTCTAATTTCCTCACCCTTGTCGATGTAGGTTCCACCTTCAAGGTTCATTTCTCCATCTTTTTTACCGGGAAGGAAGCTGATGCAGTCAAAATTTTCATCTTTAAGTTGTTCTAGAAACGGTAACATGTTTTCTCCTCTTAATTTAAGACCAGAACACATTATACATCAACTCGCTTCATTTGTCAAGAGAAATTTTAGATGGGATCTTTGGACCCTAACCATAATCCAGTGATTGTAATATTCGTCGGGTTTTCTGAGAACATCATTGACAAATTGTTCCTTAGCTTCCATGTAATTGCATTCTCCTTTAGATAAACAAAGGTGAATGATCTCACGTTTGAAGGTTTCCTTACCTAGTGAAGAAATGTCATCTTTAAGTGTTTGATTAGATCCGTAATAGGATTTCCAATCACTAAAGACCTTTTCTTTCTTCTTTTTGCCCTTAACCTGTCTGGTTTTGGTAGAATAGAAAAACTTTTTGCCAATGTATTTTTTATTGGTAGTTAGATTAGTGATAATATAGACGAATCCATAATTATCACCAATCATATCTTCTGTAAATAATTGATTATTATATTGCCACTCTAATTCCATTGATCCTCATCCAATTCATCCTCACCATCTATATAGTCTTCGGATTCTTCGGATAATTCTTCAATAGGATCACCACAGAAAGGGCAATACTCTGGATACTCTTTTGATGCTAACATTTCGTTATAATTGACTAGGAATACAGATTCACAATTGTGACATTCTCCATTTATAGTTTTGATTATCGACATTAAATTTCCTTTTTAGTTGGCCCATACGTCCCCCCAATTTCCAGATAATGCACCCTTTGCATAATCGGTTGCACGATTCTCAAAGAAATTAGTGTGAGTAGGAGCATTGATCATTTCCTCTACCCAAGGCAAAGGATTCCTTTTCACCTTGAAGATACCTTTAAGTCCCATAGAAATCAATCGTCTGTCAGCAATGTATCGAATATACTTCTTAACATCTTCTGATGACAAATCTTCCATTGCACCCGTAGAGAATGCCAAATCAATAAATTTATCTTCAAGTTCTACCATTCTTTCTGCAATCGTGTAAATCTTAGATTTAAGATCATCATTCCAGATTTCACGATTTTCTTCTATGTAGGTCTTGAATAATTTAATCATTGATTCAGTATGTTGTGTCTCATCTACAATAGACCAAGTAACAATTTGACCCATTCCCTTCATCTTTCCGTGGCGTGGAAAGTTGAGAAGCATGATGAACGAAGAAAATAACTGCATTCCTTCCGTAAATGCGGAGAAAACAGCAATATGAGTAGCAGTAGACTCAACAGTACCATTCCGCGAAGAAAGGTCCATAACATAATCATGTTTCTCCTTCATTTCTGCATATTCCATAAACTCATTGTAAGTAGTTTCTGGAAGTCCAAGAGTTTCAATTAAATGAGAGTATGCGGCAACATGTAGTGCTTCTCTTGCCGCAAAACCCAAAAGCATCATACGGATTTCTGGTTGTTTGAAATATGGAAGGTAGTTATTAACATAACCACCAGCCACATCGATATCACCCTGAGTAAAGAATCTGAAAATCTGTGTAAGAAAATGTTTTTCTTCTTTGGATAACTTTTTCTTCCAATCCTGCATATCTTCAATCATTGGAACTTCAGTGTGAAGCCAATGAGATTGTTCATGCTTTAACCAAGCTTCATATGCCCAAGGATAGTTGAAAGGTTTGAAGTATGACCTTTCATGAGTCAGGTTACTATTCTTTTTCATTATTCACACCAGTTAGACTTTGCTTCTCCATGATATTCTCTTGCAAGACCACGTTCGATCAATTCATGTGCAAGATTAGCATCATCGATAAAAACATCACCAAGGACACGACCACCATACTTGTCCCAACTCTTTAGGTTGACACTAATCTTCTGTGCATGAGCAACACGTTCCTTAGTGAAAGCAGATGCCTTCTGTGCTAGTTCGTCTTCTTTTTCGCATTTATTACGAGGTTTCTTTTCTGGGGTATCTACACCTAGAACCCTAACGGAAAGAAATGGTTGGAGAGGCGCAGGCAGGAATTCTACCTTAAACTTGATAGTATCACCATCAAGAACCTTTTCTACCTTCCAATCATAAACTTCTGCATTAACAGAAGAAACAAAGAACATAAGTGCAATTAATAACTTTTTCATTTAACCCTCACAAGCGATACAATCATTACCTTGAGCAATCTGTGTCATATCAAGTTCTTTAATGACTTCACGCTCAATCTTCTTAGATACCTTATCTGCCTTTCCAATCTTTTCTGAACGACAGTAATATAGAGTTTTTACACCCTTTTTCCATGCCATGAAATGAATAGCATGTACATATTTAATATGGGCATCTGGCCTAAAGAAAAGATTTAGAGATTGTGATTGATCGATATAATTCTGCCTGTCAGCAGCAAGTTCGATAACCCATCTCTGATCGATTTCCATAGACGTTTTAAATACATCCTTAGTTAGGTCATCCATCCATGTTAAATGTTGGACAGAACCATCATTAGCCATAATAGAAGACCAAATACTATCTAATTCTTCTTGATTAATTCCAACATCTGGATTACCACCTTGCAAATAATCACAAATAACCTTATCTAAGTATTTGTTCTTGTTTAAGGATGCTCCCGATAGAGTATCCTGGCGATAAGCGTTGGCTCGATATGGTTCAATAGAAGGACTAGTATTACCGACAATGATACTTGAAGAGGCGTTAGGGGCAATAGCCATAACATGACTAAACCTACGACCAGTACCAGCAGCGTCAGGGGCTTCCCCCCGTTCTTTACCCAATTGATAATTAGCTTCATCTAGTTTTTCTCTTATATGTTTAAAAATACGACTGTTTGCTACTTTAGCCATGACCCCTTCAAAAGGAATTCCATTGTGTTGAAGATAGGCATGAAAGCCAAGAGCGCCAACACCAATAGAACGTTCACGCTCAGCACTATAACGTGCGCGAGAGATAGTGTCAGGAGCGTTATTGATAAAATATTGCAAGACATTATCAAGCATTTCAGCAACGTCTTTAAGGAAAGTCTCATCATTTTTCCATTCATCAAAATATTCTAGATTCAAAGAAGATAAACAACATACCGCAGTTCGGTTTTCATTAGTTGGTAGAATGATTTCTGAACATAGATTAGATTGGTTTATTTTTAGTCCCTTATCCTTTAGGAAGTCAGGTAGTAATCTGTTGCTAGTATCAATGTAGTGAATGTAGGGTTCACCCGTCTGCATACGAATTTCAATGATAGACTGCCAAAGATGTTTAGCAGATACCACCTCTCTTACTTCACCCGAATGTGGATCTTTGAGTTCCCAATCATCATTAGCATCAGGGTCAATCATGCACTTTTCAATAATATGCATGAAATCATCTGTGATGTTAATTCCATGATGAAGGTTCAAACATCTAACATTAGGATCACCTGTAGGTTTCCTCATTTCAAGGAAAGGAATTATATCAGGGTGCGAAATATTGAGATAAGCAGCATATGACCCCCTACGAGTACGCCCCTGGCGATACGCGAGAGATGACGAGTCATAAATCTTGAGATGTGGCATAACACCTGTAGACTTATCATCACTGGAACGAATACCAAAGCCAACACCAACCCCACCACCGAGCATACTAAGCCAATTGGTTTCCGATAAATTATCAACGAGTCCCTCCGCAGTGTCTTCAATGTAGTTTAAGAAGCAAGAAATAGGAAGTCCCCTCTTACTTCTACCAAAAGATAGAATAGGAGTAGAATAAGACAACCAATGCTTACTTGCATGTTCATATAGTCTTTGTGCATGTTCTGGATTAGAACCAAAAGCTTTTGAAACAAAAGCCAATCGGTGTTGAGGCGAACTTTCCTCATCGGTCATATAAGATTCTTTAAGTCTCTTAATACCCAATTCATCAAAGAGATTATCTCTTTCTAAATCAATATTGATACCGAGATATTCCATATCTGTCCTTAATTCTTATTAATAATTGACTTAATATCTGCTGGAGAGAAGGTGTCAGGTTTCATAACTTTACCATCTTCCCTTTTCAGAACCTTTCCTGTTGGACTGATTTTACTTAAATTACTTCTTGCAACTTCATTCCAAACTTCTTGTTGTGGGATATTTAGTGTATGTTCTAAACCCTCAATAACCCATTTGAGGTCTGCACAAGCATCTGCAATCTCCACCATATCCCTTGCTAGGAATGCTTCAATTAGTTCTTGAAACTCTTCGGTGATTAGTTCCATATAGAGTTCAGCCTGATTACCAAAACCAGTTTCATTTTGGTCACAAGCTTCCATAAAAACTTTTACATCATCAAAACTATCCATTAACAAACTCCTTAATCATAGGGAAAATAGGTTCAATTGCTTCTGCACATGCAAGTGCAATCTCACGGTGTTCTTTTTGTGTTTCAATTCCACTTCTTATTTGTATATAGTGAATCCATGATCGAATGGAACCCTTCATATACATTCTAGAAACTGTTAGACCTTCTGGAAGTACTGATCGTGCTTGTTCTTTTGCAATACCATTCTCAATAGCCCAGTTATATGCTTCTTTTGCATAATATAGTACTTGTTTTTGACAAATCTCCCATCCCTGTTCTAATCGTTGGTCATCTACATCAATACTGTTCTGTCGATTCTTTGCGTCTTGAAGTCTTGCATCTCTATACACAAATCCCAAGTCTTTGGTGGGGTCTGCATACCTTTGAGAGAATTCTTGAAATACAAATGAACGGTGTCTAAGGATTTGTCTTGCAATATCTCTAGTAGTTTCAATTTCTAGAGTTGCATCTACCATTTCAAGTGGAGACCAATGTTTATGTTTAATAAGATAGTTGACTAACTTCTCAGCAGTATCATGATTATTCTGATTTGACGGATTAGATACCCTAGCAACATAAGCAATCTGTTCAAGGAGATTCAATCCAGATTCTTCCATAGTGTGACTAAACAATTTTACATTCATACTTTTTTCCAATTAATAAATTCCATCTTTGCTCTTAAATTCACAAATGTATTCTTTTCAATTATATCTTTTATCTCATCTACACTAAATCCCTCAAGTATCATATCGTTAATGTCTTTAGACTCTATCATCTCAGGCCAGATCACTACATTATAATGGTCTTCGATGGCTTTGTCAAGCACTTTTACAATTTCTTTGTTTCTTGGTTCATTATCAAAGACTAAGACGATGTTCTTCTTATCGAGAATATCACCGGCACGAACTAGATTGCTGTCGGCAGTTGCGATTGCATTGTCAAGAAAAAGAGAATCAATCGGACCTTCTACGACATAGATTTTTTTGTTTTCATCTATTTTATCTATGCCAAAGAACTTTGCATTCTCATCTGACATTTTCACTGTTATATATCGCATACTAGAATTGGTTAGTGTTCTTCCTTGTAATGCAATAAGGTTCTTGTCTTTATCAAAGAATGGTATCACCAACCTCTTGTCGTTCTCTATGAGGTTCTTTTTCTCTATACCAAGGTCATCTACAAACTTTTTAAAATCTGGTGCATAATAGAGATTGTGGAACGTTTCTTCTGGTATCTTTCTATCCAGACAATATTTTTTTGCAAGATGTGTATCCGAAAGTTCTGCAACAGTCTTTAGTTTAAGATGCTTTTTGAACACAGGTTTAGAATCAGTAAAATCAATTGGTGTTTCTACTGGTTCTGGGTTTTCGTTTCTGAATCTTTCTACAGAATATTCTTTCAAAAGAGAAGGTTGTACTCTTTCTAGAAAATTATAGAAATTATGAGAAGCACCACAATTATGGCATCTATAAAAGTAATTATCTTTTCTTTTAAAGATATAACCACGGCACTTGGTCTTATCTTTTTGTGAATCACCACAGATAGGACACCTAAAGTTGTATAGGTCTGTTTTTCTTTCCGTGAATAATTTAAGCTTGGGGGATATCAATAGAAGATACTTTCTATCAATGAAAACACTCATAACAACTCCATTACAAATGGTGGACTACTTGAAAATTTTCTCTATTATACCATAGTCTAAATGAGAAATCAACCATGACATGACAACAATTCCACCAGCAACCATCCATTTCCATTGTGACAACTTGTCTACGGATTCTTGCTCTTTCTGGAACTTTTCTGACATTTCCTTGCGGAGTTCTTTGATATCGTCCTTGATTCTTCGTTCTGTGAGTTCAACCTTGTCAATCACTGTATCGATACGGTTGTGAACTTCCTTCATTTCTTGATTCTTTTCTATTCTTCTCTTTTCCATGTCATCATAGACCTGAGATATGTATCTATCCTGTTGATCGACAATCTTTTCAATGACACGATCCATCTTCTCACAAAGATTAGTGAGAATGATAGCTTGTTGTTTTAATGTTGCAACATCTACTTTTAAATCGGTTATATTGTCACTCATTGGTGCCGTCATCTTCTTTGCTTGTTGGTTGCTGTCGTTTTGCTAGAATTGCATTAGCAACCCAAGCGCCAATATAACCAACAAAGTACCACTCATCCAATTTTCCTTCTATAATGAGGTACACGAATCCCCAGGTAGAAACAACCCATGTTCCTAAACGAGTAACTTTCCTTTCTTGGATTTTGCCGTCATCGACAATTAAATCCATAACACTATAAGTGTTCTTTTTGTCTTTATCTACCTTTCTTAGGTAATATAATGCAAAACCAAGAATCACTACTAAAATTATATACATCAGAATCATACTATCAACCTGTATATGTTCTGGGATGTTCATTTCTCTATGTCTTCAAATATCTCTTTTTGTGATTTATACCATTCTTGCCAAGCAAGATATCTTTCTTTCAACTCATAGAACTTTCCATAGTTCTCATTAGCGTTGAATAACAAATCACTGATATTATTACTTTCCAGTTTTTCCAGATTTGGAGCCGGTCGCATGAGACTTGCTGGTGGTTCTGGAAACTTCATTGTCAATGGAACGGTTGTAGAGCACCCTTGCAACATCAGGTAAGGCACACTCAGAATCAATGACCACTTTATGTTCTTCAATAACTTTCTTTGTTTCATTGACTTTTCCTTTCAATTTATTCAAACGGTCATTAACTTCTTTATCAATTCTTTCATTTTCATGTTTAGAATGTTCAGATGCGGCATCTATCTTCTTCTGCATCTCGACTATTCTTTCGTGGTATTCTTTTTCCTTATTGAATCCACCTTGAAAATAAGAACCCACTATTAATAAGATAAATGATATCAAATTAATAGCGGGTCTATATGGTCTGATTGGTGGTATCATGGCTCCCACAAAAGAAACCAATAAACCAATCAGACCAGCGATTATTACATTAAATACGATAAATTCCAGAGTTGCATCAGGAATGAATCGTAACCAAAACATTACATTATCCTAGAAGTTTCTTTAGTGTTGCAGGACCAGCAATACCGTCAGCAGAAAGACCATGTTCTTCTTGCCATGCCATTAGGGCACGTTGACTACCTGGACCAAAGATACCATCTGCATCAACACCAAGCGCTTCTTGAACCTTCTTTGCAAGTTCCCCGCGAGAACCCAACTTAACTAGTTGTGAACCACCAGTAGATGCGGCCTTTTCTTCTGCAACAACATGAGATTCTGATTCTCCACCAGCAAGGATTGCTTTATTATGTACATAATGCTTCTTACGATCTTCTAGACCAATAGTACCACCATTAATCTTCTTAGTCATAAGAGTGATATCATCATTATCACAGACTGAATTCAATCCGTTAGCTTTCCAGAACCAACATGCAGATTCAATTGCACCTTGAAGTGTTTCTGTATACTCTACAGTTTCATCAAGAGTTTTCTCAATAGCCTTTGCGAAACGAGAATAGTTATCTTTACCAGTTAGCTGAATCGCACCACGACCACGGAACTTCCACCCTTCCCCAGATGCGGTATCACCATTACCCATACGATTTGCATAAACTACGTTAGCAATCTTTTCTGGATTACGAGCATAACCAGTTGCGTCACGACCAGCATTCTTGAAATACTTAGGGAAAATCTTGTTTAGTCCGTCAGCAGAATAATTCAGATTTTCTTTAAGAACAGTGAAGTCAACAGATTCATGGCCACATTGTGCAAGGAATCCAGCAACACGATTTACAGTGTTGATTTCATACTTTGGGAATACTGCATTGAATGCTTCTAGTAAAGCAGCAATATTCTTATTTCTTGGCAACATTTTAGCCAATGATGATTCAGTTAAATTCATATTTGTTTTCTCCTTCTGATTGAACCCATTACAGGACTTTTTCTTCTTCTTTTCATGTCTACGCCAGGTTCACCGCCTTTTCCCCCGCTACCAGCAATTGCACCACTACCAACTACGTTGGTTGGGCCAGCGGCAATTGCTCCGCCACCCATTCCATCTTCATTTATAAATTGTTTGAATGATTTCATTAGCAATTCCACTTTCTCAGTGATAGTGCCTTTCTGGTTGGTCTACCCTTTTCATCCTTCATTGGACCAGGCATACCACCCATTCTTGCACAAAATGACTTTCTACGATTTGCCGCTTTGCTTCCTTTCTTCAACTTTGAAGGAGGAGTAGTTACTGCCATACTCAACTTAGAACCGGGATTCTCTCTACGATAGGATGCAATACCCTTTCTATTGAGACCACCTTCTGGATTCTTGCCTTCCTTACGTTGCCATGCAGCAGACTTTTCATCTAACTGAGTTTCTTCTGGAACACAATTAGGAACTTTTCTACCACCTTTCATTTTCATACCAACGGCAGTATATCCTTTCCAACAAGCCTTCTTTAATGGACCTGATGATTTCTTCACATCTTCATCTAAATTAGAATGTAAGTAATCACATACTGTTGACATATAATCTTTAGCTAGAGTTATTTTACTTTGAACCCATTCTGGTAGATTTGTCGTATCTTCTAGCATATCAGTGACATGTTTGCAATGCATTATAATTACTTCCATATCATTTTTGGCCATTTCACCTTCATAATCATATTCTTTTGCGTTTATAGATTCTACAAAATGTTTGAATGTTTTCATATGCTTAACAGTATCTCTGCAATATTAGGTTCTAGTGGAATATCAGAGGTATAAATGGTTTTTCCTTTGATACCTATAACTTCATCCGGCATAATATCAAGATATTCTAGAAATGTTTTTAGAATATCATAATCACGTTCATCAGTTTTATAAAATAAAATTCTTGCGGTTGGAACCGGACCAAAAACATTATTCAATAAAATGATATGATTAAGTATTAATCGTTCTTTTAGTACTTTGGATATTTTATACTTGCGAAATAATCTTTTCAAATATTTTGTACGTTTAATATCACTTTCGAATTCTGACATAATGCAATGAGGTGCGTTATAACACTTCATTGCATATATCAGGAAATTATCTTCAGTTAAATTACTAAACATAACAATAAAAGGGGGACAGTATCCCCCCTATATTATACACCAGAGTAGTAGGTGTTTGTGTTACTTGTTCTACCAGAATTGGTATTAGCAACGGCAGTGTTAGAAAGTGCAACAAGTGTTTCTACCTGTACACGACCTGCACGACCACCAGTACCAGTAGTAACATGTTGCCAACCGATGTGTGCAGTAGAGGTATTTGCAAACCCTACAGTGTTGGCTAGACGAGTAGTTGAAACAAGAACGGTATCACCAAAATAAGTATTGGCGGTGTCTTGATTGTAAAGAATGTTAGTACCAAAGTCAAGCGATGTGCCTGAAGCTATTGTTCCCATTACACTATTAGCAAGTCTAACAGTATTAACACTTACAGATACAACATAGTTGTTGGAAGTGAAGAATTCCTGTTCACCAGTAATAGATGCATTGGTTCCATAGATGTACATTCCAGCCGCGATACCAATATTGGCAGCAGTGTTAGCACCAACTCCAACAAATACAATAGTGTTACCTGATGTAGTGGTGTTAGCAGTTACTAGGCTAGCAAATGGTCTAACCTGTCTTTCTTGTGACCAATGTGGCTTATCATAAATTGAATCGGTATTACCCCAAGATGGCATTTTATTTCTCCTAAAACTTTAAGTTTATATGTCTATTTATAGATTATTATTTCTTGTCCAGATTGGCTTTCTTTGCAAAATCTGGATGAACGTTTGGTTTCTTCATCATCGGATCAAGTTCAATTACATCTCTTCCTTGACCTGTTAATGTTTTCCCACCATAGATTATGCCTGCTGCTTTGGGGTCATTAGGACTTGAATCTACTTTTGGTTTCTTTCCATAAGTCGCGACTGACTTATTTTCTTTTTCCCAATCATACATGTCTTCTTTCACAGTCTTCTTCTTCAAAGATTTTACCATCTTAGCAGCTTTAGACTCTTTTTGATTCTTTTCTGTATCATCTGAACAAGTTACTTCTGGTCCAGTGGTTTGAGTTGCCGCATAAGAATCTTGATAGGTATCTTCTGGGAAGAATTGTTCTTTCAATTTAGCAACAAAATCATAATCATCCATAGTAAGAGTACCCTTATTGCGAATATCAATAAGTTTCTCTACTACACGATGAAGTTGTGCATCAGACTTAACATCTTCACGAGCGAGTTCAAGAACACGAATTAACAATGGAATATCCATAGTAATCGTATCCTTTTTATCAGTTTCTTCGTTTTGTTGACCGATATGTAAACTTCTATGCAGATCAGGACCAGCAATACGAATAGGTTTAGATTTTATAAATGCCTTATCTAAAGTCTTCTGTCTCTTTAATGTAGGAGAAGCTTTCCATGTAACTTGTTCAGTGTTAGGAACAGGCAATCTACCACCACGCATATGCTGTTGCTTCCATTTATTAAAGTTTCCAGTTTTAGAAGCAGCAATCTTAGAGATTTTACTTGCAGTTTTAGGATTAATCCCTCTGGTCTTTAAGTAAGCATTTAGAAGTTCATCCTCTGTGATAGGTTCAACTTCTTCTTTTTGTGTCTTTTTCTTTTGTTGGTCATCCCAAACTTTATCAGTTTTTACATTATATTCTTTTTTACCGGGACCAATATCGGCTACTTTAAAACCAATAGGTTTATCAGTTGACACTTTCACTTTAATTTTTTCATCTACTTGTTCAACTTCTTCAGAGAACTTGCGGTCTTGTTTCCATTTTGCAAAAGAACCACTCTTTGCATGAGAAATTTTAGTCTCTTGACTAACTCTCGTTGGATCAATTCCTTTAAATTTCAAATAGTTATCCAATTCACCGGCTTCGTTTACATTAGACTTAACTGACCAAGGATCATTGGGGTCGGTGCCAAAGGTGGGTCTTTCTTTGACCCCACCCTTGACGATTGCCATCAATCTTTCTACTTTCTTATCCATTATTTTGGACCTGGAGTAAATTTAATCTTAGTTGATTTACTATCTGCACCCGGACCAACATCATCATCCTTTCCACCCTTAATTCTACCCTTTAAAGTATCGGTAGTTTTGATGCGTGGATCAATTTCTTCTGATGTTGCACCAGCCTTACCCAACATTTCATTCTTTACTTTAGAAAGGGCGGCACGAGCAATAGTTTTAGCTCTTTCTAATGGAGATGTTGGAGATTCGTTAGTTGGATTAGTTGCAAAGGTTTCTAATCCATAATCTGAACCTGGTCCCTTTGCTTCATTTAGTTCATGGCGATGCATATCTTCCCAGTGAGAAGCAGCAGCCTTTCTATCAGCAGTAGAGAACATCTTGTGCCATGGTTTACCATCACCATGTTCCTTTGCATAAGATTGAGCAGCACGATCAGCATGGTATGCCCATAACTTCTTTGCTTTTTCTGGATGATACTCACCCTTCTTCATCTTCTTACGAAGGTTATTCATAATAGGAGTATGACTAGAATGATAAAGATGTGGATGATTATCTGCATGAAGTACTAGTTCCTTAGCGGCATGAGACATGTCACCATAACTTTCAGTTACCTGTTCAACTTCTTCGTTTGATAATTTCTTTTTGGCGATATCAATACCGCTCTTTCTCTTACCAAACTTTTCAGCATGTTTCATAAACTGTTTGGTATCGCGAGATTTACCACGACTAGCAGCACTTCCAGCAAGAGCATATGATTTATCAGCAGACTTAGATGCTTTACCAACATAAGAAGTTAATGTGTCTTTCGAAAGTTCATCAATCTGTTCAATATCTTCAGCAACTCTCTTAGCAGATTTGGTAGCAGTAGCATATGCAACTTCCTTCCATCTCTTACCATAACGTGCCTTTAGTCCCTTCTTGTCCTTCTTCATGGACTTTACAATTTCTTCCTTCTTCTTAGATTCAGCAGGAGTAAGGGTCTTTTCAATAACTACTTCTTCGGTTGCCTTTACTTTAGGTTCTGGTAAACCAAATTTCTTGTCACCATATGCCTTTTTCAGTGCAAGACTACGACCACCTTCGCGTTTCTTAATTTCAGATGGTGAACTATATTCTGGTTTGGTCTTACGAATATATCTCTGAACCAAATCTCTAGATAATTCATCAATCTGTTCTGCATTTTCCTTACGAAGTTTCTTGAAGTCAGCAGCAGTAAGTTTACCCTTTGGTTTAGCAACATCAAGTTTATGTTGAGCGCCTTTCAGACCTTTACCAGCAGCATTAGCAGCGGCAGAAGCAGCAGAAGATTTACTTCTATTTGACTTCTTCCAAGGACCATCAGCAATATCTGTCCACTTGTCTTCAGCAACAGTTTCTTCTTTATAAATTCTATAAGTTCCTAATCCTGTTTTTTCTATTTTTCCACCGTGTTTTTTAGCAGCATCGTTGGCATGTGTTGCTTTATCAAATGTTGCAAGCATATGTCCTTTTCCATCGCCAGATTTGTGTTCTGTATCATGTAAATATAATCTATCTTCTTGGCCATGTCTGGACTTTTGAAAAACGGGTTTATTGACAGATGTATGGTATCCATATGAACCGAAAGATTCATCAACTTCCTTTGGAGTCTTCTTTGCTAATTTACCGATTTCCTTATCTGGATCAGTTTTCTTGTCTGCTTCGATTGGTTTTGCCTTCATGCGACGAAGTTCTGCATCCGCACGTTTTACATCATCATCTTCATCGTCATCATCCCATCTTTCTGAGATGATCTTTTCGATTTCTTCAGCAACTGAATCTTTCTTTGTAAATTTACTATTAAACATTTTTCTTTCCTTTCTTAGTTATTTTTATACCAATGTTTTTATCCTGATCTTTATAGGTTTGGAGTGGTTCTTTATTGGTTGCCCCACATAGTGTACCACCTACCCCCATATCCACAGCACCCGGATCGTCAATCGCTTCTCTAACTCTTTTTAGAAGTGATTTGGTATCTGTTTGCTCTCTATAAGTAACATCACCAAGACCAGACATTGGATATACAGTACCTTGTTGTCTAGTATCAAATTCTTGTCCTACTCCAGCAACATTTCTTAATCTTTGATTTACTGTTGGGGAGTCGGTGTATCTTTTCTTACTTTTCGTCTTCTCTTTGTCTTTTGAGAAGTTGCTTTCTTTTGGTTCTGGGAAAACTTTGAGTTTTGGCCCTTGCTCTTCACTGTACGTTCTGAAGGTGTATGTTTTTTCTGGGTTCTTTCTCGCAGGAGCATCGCCTTTGATATCGTCCCCCCACCTTGCTTCTCCTGCTCTATTGTCTGGAGTAATGTCTGATGGGCTTGGTGCTCTGAAGGCTGGGTTATACTTGACCACAGTAGATTTTTGAATTTGTTTAGAATCTTTTTTAGCATCTTCATTTACCTTGAACATATTGTCAAAATTTAGTTTACCATGTTTCTTAAACCAGTCATAAGAAAGATAATCAGTAACCTGTTCGTCTAGGAAATTATTTATTGTTTGATAAGTTGTTGTGATATCTTCTTCTATTGATTCAATACTACCACTATTGTCGAAGTGAATGAAATAGTTAAACATATTACCAAACATATTTTTATTCTGTTGTGCAGTTTCCCACTTCTCTGCACGAACCGACTCTATCATCATACGAGAAAGTTTTTGATTTCTTTCTTGACTTGCTTGATTGGTAGTATCCACAAATACCATCATAGTTTCATACCCAATAGATTCAAGAACCTGTTTGATATTAGAAATAGATTCTAAATCTTCTGCTGGTCCATTGATGATTAATGGGAGATGATTCTTTAGATATTGACTTTCATACAATCTTTGAATCTGAACATAATTGAATTCTTTACATTTAGACTCTGCAATGGCTTCACGGATAATGATATCTTTACCAGAACCGGGACCACCAGTTACAAATATAGCTTTGGATAAACCGCGATTATAATCTTCATGAAGACCCATTCCTTTACGAACATCATGCATTAATTCATGTGCGTGTTCGTCAGAAACATGATGTGGAACTCCTTGACGGAATGATGAGAAGTCTTTATTCTTTGCATGTTCTCTCATCTTAGTTCCAGACATACCTTCGGTTCCTTCTGAATCAGGATCACGATGACCCGCAGAATGAACTTCAATCTTATGGAACTTATAATGACCATGCTTACCTTTAACACCATTATACTTGTGTAGTAGGTGATGCATTTCTTTTACGCGATCTGATCCAGCAACAACTGTTAGATGTGTATGACCAGATGCGTGTAAATTAGCAGCATGGTGGAGAATAGTAGGATGTTCTTTTGAAGAAGCAACAAATCGAGTGCCAGGCGAGTATCTCTTTAGATGTTTAACCTTTTCTTCACCAGAAAGAGGATTCTTCTTGCTATCTTGTGAGTGAGATACTACAACATGGTGTGATGCACCTTGCTTTTCAGCAGTATGTTTAACTTTATCAATGAGTTTTAAATGACCACTGGTGGGTGGGTTCATACGACCGAAAGCTAATACTGCTTTCTTAGCTTTCTTTTCTTCTTCTGTAATAACGTCTAGGAAACTTTTCATTTTCTTGCTTTGAGGAGATTGGCCTTACTGAATTCTGCACGATTAACTAACTTGGTTGGTTGTCCAGCATGATTTACCACAAAACCTTCTGGGTCAGTTTTCTTTCCATCAATATCGTGTTCCAATCCGCCGCTATGTTGATTTAGAACGTTAACTAAAACATTCTTCGCTTGTTGTAAATGATTATGCATACCTAAAAGGTTTTCATAATGCTTCTTGTTTGCATTAACATAATTTTCATGCTCAGCATACTGATTCATTTTTCTACTCTGAGCAGCAGGAGTTTTTAATCCACTTGCTGCTTTTGTATACTTATCTTTCATATGCTGAATGAAACCTTTTACATTAGGTTTCTCATCAGTTCTTACGGTTTGATTGATATATGTAGCTAAGTGCCCAGCATCACCTTGATGAGGCGAGGTAGCAGAATACATCATAGGATTTTCTTTATGAATCTTTTTAGCGGCATCAATATGATTTTGGAATTCTGATTGTTGTATTGGATCATAATGTACATGTCTCGTATCATGTTCTGCTGATTGATGCCATACATCAGGATGTTGTGTAAAATTATGCACATCAGGATATGGATCAGCTTTCATGTTATTAAGAGTATCACCATGATATTGCTGGTGAACAACAACTCCTACCTTTGCTCTTTTAATCTTATCTGCTAGATTTCCTTTCGCAGAATATGTGATGGTATTTGGTGTAAAAGAGACACCACGTTTGTTTTCTTGTTTATCATCACCAGAAAACATCATATCCCCTTGATATACACCTACCTTTGGTGTAACTTTAGGGAGATGATTAAGTGCATCGTGGAGTTTATCCATCAAACCAGGTGCATGACCATGATTCTTGAGAATATCTTGATGAGTGTAGTTGATTTTTGGATTCTTGTTGAATGCAGATTTAGATGCAACAAAGAATTTATTGTTCTCTGGATTTCTACCAAAAATGATAGAGGGGGAACCATCATATTTCATGGTAAGAGCAGAACTATGTGCGCCACTCTTGATGTGATTATGTGCTTGTTCTAAAGCACCAACTGCATGATCGAATCCAGCACTACCATGAAGAAGAGGTCTATCTTCCGCATGGTGAATGTGCTTTAATTTGGATTCGTCTGCTTGCTCTACTAAAAAATAAGAAAATGACTTCATTTATTCAACACACTGTGGTTGGTATATAAGTCTATTTATATTACTTGATAAGTGTATCAATAATATTATAACTGTTATACTTAGGTTTAAATCCCAATCTTTCTAGTTTGGTGATATCAAGTACCATATTTTTCGTTTGAACGATATTATGAAACTCTGCTGGAGGAATAGACCCAATATTTGAGGTTGAGTTTAGTTTATCTTTGGCATATTCTATAGCCTTACCAATATAAGTAGGAACACCACTACCAACATTATAAATGGTATTCTTCTCACCTTTCTGCAAGATCAAATTAATAGCATCAACAGCATCATCGACATATAGATAATCTCTGAATGCATTACCCCCATCATAGAGATTAATGTCTTCATTATTCTTCAATTGATTAATCATATATTGAAGTGCATTCTTCTTTTTTGATACCTTTTTATCTTGTGGTCCAAGAATATTAGATAACCTAAGAATACGATAGTTGATTCCAAAGGTTTCACAATAAGAAATCAATAACTGCTCAGCAGCACGTTTGGTAATACTATAGAAACCCTTGGGATCACAATATGCATTTTCTCTTGCGGGAAGTTGAACATTACCATAAACAAACCAAGAACTAATAAAGTTAATGGTAAGATTACCAACCTGCTTATTTCGTATGGTCTCAAGAACTTTGATAAGAGTTGTTAAATTAGTTTCAATATCAATAAAGGGATCATCATAGATATTATAATTATCAACGGTTGAGATAAAATATAACACATCGTTGGTCTTGATATTGTAGTCATCTCTATCATTAACTATAACATCAGGGGTCAGTTCACAGAACCGACCTCCAACAAAACCACTGCCACCAAATACATTAATTAGTTCCATTTCTTACACACCTGTTCAATATATTCCAAAACCTTTTCATTGTAGAGAGGAGAACAACCAAGGAAGAACACATTACTCAATGCAAGATTTGAATTAGGATATAACTTATAATCATCAAGATGTTTATATGCGGGATGAATCAAAAGGTTTCCTGCAAAGTAGCTACGAGTTTGAATCTTATTTTCTTCAAAGAATTCTACAAGATGTTCTCTCAGTTCTTGAGTTTCACAGTATACTGGAACACCAAACCAAGAAGGGTCAGATCCTTCAGTTGCTTTAATAACTCTAGCACCTTTAATATTATCATCAATAAAACTTCCAATGAAGTGTTTATATTGTCTACGGCTATCTTCCAACATATCAAACTTCTTCAACTGTGCCATACCAATAGCACCTTGTAGATCCAGAGGTTTTAGATTATATCCAATGGTAGTAAAGACATACTTGTGGTCAATAATTCCATCATATTCATCTAACCATTTGTCAAAACGATTACCACAAGTACCACAGGCAAGTAGATTGTTAGAACCGATACAATAACAATCCCTACCCCACCAAGCTATACTAGTTGCAGTGGTAATGAAATCCTTATCATCAGAACAAACCATACCACCTTCACCTGTTGACATATGGTGAGCGGGGTAGAATGATGTAGTCCATGCATAGTAATAATCTGTGATTAGCTTATCTTTCCAAAGAGTTCCTAGCGAATCACAATTATCACCGATAAGAATAATACCATGAGTTTCACAAATATCCACCAACCTATCAATATCAGGAGGGTTACCAAGAACAGGGCTAACGAATATTGCCATTGTTCTGTCTGTAATTTTTTCTTCAATTTTATTAACATCAAAATTAAGTGAGTCTAGTTCAATATCTACAAATACTGGTTTAAGTCCATTTTGGACAATAGGTGCAATCGTAGTAGGAAATCCTACCGGAGATACAATGATTTCATCACCATTATACCATCCAAATTTCTTCTTCAGTGCAGAAATAAGAACAAGATTAGCAGAACTACCAGAGTTCACCATAAGAGAATGTTTTACATTAAATCTCTTACTAAACTTATTCTGAAACTGTGCTACCTTTTCTCCCGCAACAACCCATTTACCATTCATCAACGAATCAACAGCAGCATCCAGTTCTTCATGATCCCATAACTGACCAGAATACTGAATGAAGTCGCCAGGTTTAAAATTGTCATAATTCTTAATATAAGGGGGAAGTGATACTTCACTCATAATTCAACTCCATAATGTTTCGCAATACCATGTTTACCGTGAAATCCTAAACTCTTACCAACCCAAGGAGAAGACATATTATGTTCAATACTAAACATATCTGCAACATGGGGAGGAGCAAATTCAATACCATATTTTGTTTCTAACTTATTTCTATATAGTTTGCAGATAATATTATCCTCTGGGATTACCTTGTCTCCGCAACCATCAAAGACATAAAAATCTGGATTATCAATGATTGTATGTCTCATCAAAATCTCATCATTGTACATATCCATATCGAGCATGGCATCGTACAACTTTCTACTCCTAATTGTAAATCCACCATTGCCTACTTGACCATTTGGCCACACCGCACCAATGTAATCATAATCTAAGAACTCATTATACCACGAATTTTCATTAATTGCAAATCCATCTGAGTGAATAATCATGTTATGTTTTTCTGTGCAGATGTGAGGCATCAACTTTAATGTGATGTGATTGTACTCCAACGTGTATCGTTTGAATTTTGGAATTTTAATCCATCTAACATTACAATCTATATCCAATTTATTATAGAAAGGATGATCACTAAACCAATAAAT